CCGCTTGTTGAACCTCTGCGATCCATTGAAACCAATATTTGATCCGTTGGATCATGGACAATTTCCTCCGATGTTTATGGTGTCACAATATTCCTCCAACGTCATGTCGCGATCACCAACCAAATCAAAATCAAACGCCACAAACGTCAATTTTTTGTCGAATGGTTTGTTTTTGTTTGGGGATTCCCTTTTGACCACCGCGATCGGATCCAACCATGATTCAATCGGTTCAACGAACACATTGGTGAAAATGGACGTGGACGGCAATGACGCCGTCATGATCGCAAATCTCAAACGTTCCTCCAAACAATGGGGTTCGACACCGCGAACACATGCGACAACGGTCAATTGGTATTTGATACGAAAAAATTGTTGGAACGCGGTGAACCTTTTGTTGGACGGTGATTCGGAAAATTGGATCCGACCGTCATTTCGAAAACGGATATAAAAATACAAATCGTCGTGATCATGAACCCCCGCGAATTGATATTCGTTTTCGTTTGGGTTTTTGATCAACACACGACCGTCGTCGTCGATCGCGGCCAAATACACCGATTTTTTCATTTCGGGGATCCATTGGTGTATTGAATCCGCCAATATTTTCACAATGTTCAACATGGTCAAATGTTTTTCAAAAAATCCTCCATGAACAAATCCGCCACATATTTTTCGACGGATTCACGTTCGGACGACGTTGGGGTGAATATTTCCTTTTTTCTGCGGTCCTCCTGGCCTTTTGCCTTTACGAAATCCCGATCGTTCACAACAACCAAAAAAACGTCAAATGGTCCCGATTTCACGGGTTTGATTGAATTCCTCAAATCACCCGTGAATTCCAAATCGACGGTGTTGGTTTGTCGTCCGCTTTCCGATCGTTTGGTGATCCATGATTTGGATTTGTATTTTCCAATTTTGGATCCATTGGATCCGATCCCGTCGTTGAAAATGCGTTGTTTCATTTCGCCCTCCAACAACTTGGCCCCCAAAAACAAAAATTCGGATTGTCGGGACGAAACGTCGCGAACCGCTTTGTCGATTTTTGATTTGAATTCGTCGGGTGTCATTTGGTTGGTTTGATTGATTTGACAAAATATCCCGCGGCCACCAATGCGGCGATCCCCAACACGGCCCAAATCCATGATTTCCATGGTAAAATTTTCGACGGTTCGGGTTCTACGGTGGTCACGGACGTTTGAATGATTTTTTCCACGCGAACGGTGTCGGGTGGACATGTTGATTCAACAAATATTGAATCGCCTGGCAACCACAAAATTTTGGTTTCGATCTTGGTTTTTTGATCTTTGACGAAAATGGTGTCACGGGACGACCAACGGACGATCGTGTCGAATGATGTTCGGTTGGTCACGATTGTCGTGTCACGGATCACGGTTTTCACCTCGGTCCGTGTTGGACATGGGAACCGATCATGACAACGTTCCGCCGTGATACACGACGACATGACCATGATCATGATCACCAATGTGATCCATTCAATTCGGGATTTCATTTTTTTCAATGTATTGGTTTTTGTAGGCGTCAATTTTGCGATAAAAGAAATCCGCCAATCCTCGTTTGATCCAACCCAACAATGACAAATTTTTGATCAATGACAACAAATTGACAATCACCAATGGAACAAAAACGCCCTCATTCAACCAAAACAACGCGGCGGATCCTTTGGACAAATTGGTGGCAAACATTAACAAACCCGTGTGGGACAATATCGTCCAAAAAATTCGCAACGCTTTTTTGGTTTCGAATTTATTGTGACGCCACGCCAACGAAACGCCCGTGACATGATCCGCACAAATCAAACCGATCAACGCGAAATAAGACACCGACGGGGAAAAAATCCAATCGTCGATCAATGCGGACAATCCTCCAATGGTGAATCCTCCGACAACGGAAAAAAACAATGTTTTCATTTTTAATTTTAACGAACACACCGATTCGAATATTTCGAACAATTCCGTTTGAATCCTGGGTGTGTGTGGTTGATACGACGACATGATCGATTTTGTTTTGTTGTTCAATACCTTGGACGTGGTTTCGACGTTGGACGTGAAACGGGACGCGACGCGGGTCGGCTTGGCTTGTTGCAATTACATTTCATGATCTTGTTGTTTTATGGCGTTCCGTAAACATACCGCGATTGATTGCACACGACACAAATGTCGTCGATTCGTGAAAACAATTCGGGCAATGTTTGGACGACGGTTTCAAATTGTTGTTTGTATTGGTTGTTGAATTCGGTCAACAAAAATTCACATTTGTCGGAATCCAACAACGTCACCGAATTCAAACGATCGGTTGTGATCGCCTCCTTTATTATTTCAATTCCCGCACGATACAAAACCGCGAAACGAATTTTTTGGGCCAACACACAACCGATTTCGTCGGTTGAACATTCCGCGTTGGCTTGGACAACCAAACCAAACGACGTTGTCGTGGTTGTGACACCATTCCAACCGTTGGCGATCATGAATTCCGATTTTTTTGACGAACATGAACAACCACCTTTGACCATGGTGTTGTTTGGATTGATCGCGGTGTTGTCTTGGACAACGTAAATTTCCGCCGTCTGCGACAAATAATTCGGGAACACCTCGGCGTTTCCATTCGCGTCGGTTTCAAAATCAAACGTGGCCACCTGGGTCCCGTCCACAATTTTGATTTGGCCAATGAAATTTGGTTCCATGATCCGAATTTGAACGGATTGAACACGGACGCGCAACAATCGCGATTCGCGGGTTGTGATCCGAACGCCTCGATCGCTTGGATCGGGTGTCAAAAATGTGTTTTTCCATTCGCCGACAACCAATTCGTCAACGATTGAATTCATTCGAAAAAATGGAATGGTGAAACGGGCGATGTCGTTCAACACCAATTGGGTGGCGAATCGAATTTTCGATTCAACCAATTGGACGCCCGACGAAAAACCCGAATCCGCCACGTCTGCGGCGAATCTTAAATTGATTCCCTCCAAATCGTCAATGAACAACCCCGATTTTGGGGCGGTTTGGGAAACACAACGGATCCCAATGAAATTTTCAAAACATGCGGCCATATCCAAACGGGTCGTTTTTGTAAATATTTTTTTCGGGAACGCCAATTGATTCCAAAAATTTCGGAACCCAAAATGACGGACACGCTTTATTGTCGAATTGATTGTGGCCTCCAATGATCACGTCGGGTTGATACGCCAACACTTCATGAATGATTCCAATCAATGTTTGTTTTTGAACCTCGGTCAATGTGTTTTTGGCCTTGGACGATTTTGGATCCAATCCTCCGACATAAACAACATGACGGGCGATTGAATTGATCCCTTTGACGCCATTCGTGATTTCATTGTTGTCAATGAATCGATCACCATTGTGTTCCACAAATTTGTGACGGGATCCGTCCAACAAAATCATGTCCGAATATCCAACACGCGACCAACCACGACCATTTGGTTGTGGGGCCGTATGCCAACGAACAATTGTTTCGGGTGAAATATTTTTCCCCTCATGTGTTGCGGTGCAATGAATGACCAAATATTTGAATGGTTTTTTCATTCCTGGGATTCAATTGTTGGTTCCTCTGCGGGTTGATCCGCGATCGGTTCCTCGGTTTTTTCTTTTTTGGCTTTCATGGCGACAAAAAACGCCGTGAATTTTGCATGATCAACCGATTCCAATGTCAACCCCTCGATTTCCTTTTTGGTGGCCTCCATGGCCTCGGAAATCATTTTGTTGGATTTTCTGCGGAAATTGGTCGATGTCACAAAAAAAATCACACCGTTGGATTTTGATGTTGATTTGATCCATGACGGTTTGGTAAATTGTCCCTTGGCGACAACCTCCATTCGTTCGATCCGATCGGTTGATTCACGATCCGACGCCACAACGAAAACGTCAAATGGCGCGACACGTTTGTGGATCAATTCAACGGCAAATTTCACCATTGGATCCACATTGTTCAATTGTTGTTGGTGGAAAATCATTTGTTTCGTTTTTTGAAATCCGTTCCCAATCCCGCGCCACCTTTGCCCAATGTAATTTGGGCGGATTTTGCGACGGCCTGGGTGAAATTGATTTGACGACCTCGGTTGTCCATTTGGATCAATGGAACAACGTTCCCCGCGGGGATTCCATTTCGGTCAATTTTGGTTTTTGAAAACGCGTTGGCCGTGTCATTGACATTTGATCCACCACCACCGTTTGATCCACCACCACCGTTTGGATCCTTTGGATCAACGGGATCCGTTCCACCACCACCACCGTCGGTTGTTTTTCCGTATGGCGAACCGTTGACCAATATTTCACCCGATTTTGGATCAATGGTCACACGGGCGGGTTGGCCCTTGGCGTCAACCAATTCCCCGTCCTTTTGAACTGTGAAAACAATTTCGCCCGATCCCGCGTCAACGACGTCGGATCCTTTGATTTGGAATGTTTCAACAACAACGATTTCGCCCGTTGCACGATCAACAAACACGGATTCACCCGTTTTTGGGTCGATTTGTGAAATGATTTCGGCCATTTTTTTTTGGTTTATGTTTTCAAAAATAATAAAAAAAACCCCATGGCGAACAAACACCACGGGGTTTTCAATGAACAAAGATTTGGACGAATTAAATTCCGTCCAAATTCACCGCAACGCCACACGGAATTGTGGTCGTGTTCCATGTCACGGTTCCGTCAAAAAAGATTGACCCCGTGTTGTTGTCCTCGATCACTTGATCGACTTCAATTTGGAACGATTCGATCAATCCGTAAAAATACCCGTCACATGTGTAGTAACCAAATTGATAATTGGTCGCGTTTTGTTGGATCTTGTTCCAAAAATCGATGTCCATACAATCTTCGGGATTTGAATTGTAATCTTGGAACGTCACGGATTTTTCACCGCCCACGATCGCTTCGGGACCACATGACGAAATTCGTTTTTTTGTGAATGATCCCTTGGGTTTTTGACCCAAAATCAAACCCGTCAAAACAACATTTTTCGACGCGATCGCCGCGATCCATTCGGTTCGATCCGAAATGTCGGTGAACGTGTAATCACATTTCACGAACGCCAATTTTGAAATTCCACCGTTTCGTGTGGAAACGCCACACCCGCCCGAATAACTTTCGGGAAGATCGGGGGCGCATGTACTTGGACACAATGCCATATTTTTTTGATTTTTTTTGTTTAACTTAATTGAATTGAACCACCCCAATCATTGATCGGGGTGGTGTTTTTTTTAACAACCAACGATTGTTGAACAATCTTTGAAATTGAACGTGTAATTCACGCCAAAATTTGGATCCGACGATTTGAACGCTTGTCCTGGAATGAAAAACAATTCCCAATTCAACAACAATTTGATCGACCATTCGTCGGCACAATCGTCGTAATGAACTTTCAAATCGTATGTCAAACCCGTGAATGGATCGGTGATCGTTCCGTGTTCGAAAACGTCGTTTCTTTTTGCGTAATCGCCAACGTATTTGTTCCATGTCAACAATTGAACCGCGTTCGGGGCCAAAACCACGAATTCACCCGCACCAATTACGCTTTCCGCGAAACGGTCGTTGAAATACATGTAATCGGTCCAACGTGACAAATCGGTTCCCGTGTTGGCGTTACAACATGCGATTTGTTGTGTTTTTGCGTACAAATCGAAATTCCCGCCGCCAATGATCATTGGCGCACCACTCGCACCAACCAAATCGTATTCGTGACGGATTTGGGCCGACGCGATCGCACGGGGGGCGTTTGTTGTTGCTTCGAACAATTTGATTGATTTTTGGGTTGTTCCGTCTGCGAACTTTCCAAAATTTGACGCTTGTTCCGCCAACAATTGTTTGTTCAATGCGGTGTTGATTGCGTTCATTTGTGACATGATCACGTTCGATACATAAACCGAATCCGCCTCACACAATTTTCTCATTTGATCCTCGGAAAATTTCATTCCTTTGGTTTCCAAACAATTCGTGATTGACACGTTGGTTTCAAACGGCGCGATTTCTTGTTCGGTGTCACATGAATTTGAACATGTCAAATTCACGTCCGAATCGGTTCCGCGTTGAATGTAATTCACTTGAACGGTGCGATTTTTTCCGTTCGTTGGGATTGGAATCGCTTCAAATCCCATTCGGTTTTCCTCGGACATTAACGCGTCCAAATAACCAACGCGATCGCGTTTCAATGCGGGGGCGTTCATTCCCGCCACGGAATTCAAATCCGCTTGTAATTTTTGACAAAGACCTTGTGTAAATGCCATGATGTTTTTTTTTTTGGTTTAACTTTTTTGATTTTGGTGGGGTCCTAAAACACGAAACCCATGACGTCACAACCACACAAAAATGTGATCATTCCGAAATGGGTCGGTTCCCCGTTGTTTGCCATTTTGGTTTGGCGAACCCGTGGATTTCGTTTTGGCCCGACGGCCCGTTTTTTATTCTGCGGATCCTTGACCGAATGTTTTCATTTTGGTCAATTCCTCGGCGTTTTGTTGGGCCTTTTTAAGACCCGCCAATTGATATTTCGGTCCGTCGTTGCCTCCGTTGTATGCGGGGTTGGGCGGCGTTCCTTTTGGATTCATTGGTGGATTGTTCGGTGATCCATTTGATTGTTTGATCACCCCCAATTGGGCCAAATGCGAATCCAATATTTCGTCAAAGGTAACGATTTTCGTCCCGTCCTGGTTCAATGGGTTCAAATTATTTTTTGTCTTGACCACCAATTGACCATTGTCGTCAACGTCAACGTTGAAATTGTTGTCCAAAAATGAACGAACCGCGGGGTTCACCACGTCCGCCGAAACAATCAATTGACGTTTGGCGATCGCTTGGGAAATGATCGATTCACGTTTGAATGTTTTGATTTGGTTTTTGGCCTCGTTTTCTTTGGCGGGGATCACGTCCTCCAACAATCGTTTGTTTTCATTGGACAATTCGATCAACTTTTTTTGGATTTCCTCCGCGCCTTGGGCGGTTGCCTTGGACGCGCGGTCGTATGCGATCGAAATGATTTCGTCGAACTTTTTGTCCTTTATTTCCTCGGACGGTAAATTGAACGTTTTTTTCAATTTGTGTTCGATCTTGGACAATTCGGATCCGCGGATTTCGTCCTTTATGGGTTGAATGAATTCGGGATCATTTTTCAACACGTCACGTTGGACGGCCTTGAATGATGTGGCGATTTCCTCGATTGGTGTTGTGTCGTCCTCGGCGGTCAATTTTGAAATCGCGTCACCTGGGACACCGATTTTTTTCAAAAATGTTTCAATCTTTGACATGGGTCGTTGTTTTTTTATTTGTTAGATTTTGGACCGCGTTTTTTGGGTGCGGATTCCTCGTTTGTTTCCTCGGCGGTTGGTTGATCAATGTCAACAAATTCCGTTTGTGGTTCGTCCGCGATTGGTGATTCAACGATCGTTTCAACAATTGTTGTTTCCTCTACGGGAACGACAAATTTCACGGGTTCATTTTGGGTTGGGATCACGTCAAAAACTTTTGATCGTCCGCCTTTTTTTAATAGGTCCCACGCCGTTTTTGTAATTTCGGACACCTGGCCCGTTTTGATGTTTTGAATTCGGATTTTTTCCATTTGTTTGTTGTTTTCACAAATATACGTCAAATTCATGATTCCAACGCGTTGATTTGCGCGGACGTCAATGACGAATAAAACCATTCGTCACCCATGTTTGATTTGAATTCCTCGGTGTTGTCGTTGTCAATGATCGATTTGATTTTTTTCAATGTTTCAATGTCGTCATTCATGGCGGCCATGTTTGTCATTTCCGCCAATTCGGTCATTTTTTCAATTGTCATTTTGTGAATTGTTTGATTGTTTTCGGGTCGATTTGATATTCGTCCAATAATTTTTCGAATAACTTGAACGCGGCGTTGTGTTCCGTTTCAAACCATTTTGGGGCGTATGTGTAAGCGGTCCATGATTCGGTCCAAAACTCGGACCAATTGGTTGATCCGTATGTGGTTGGGGCGTCGCTTAATTTGACACCCAATTGGGCGGCCAAATCTTTGATTTTTACACGATCACCCATTCCCGCGAATGATTTCGGATCCACTTTGTTGTGGATCAAATGGGCGAATTCATGGGTCACGGTTGGGGCGACATTTTTGTCCATGGCCTCCGACAATGACGACATGGTGAAAAATCGGGGTTTCCCATTTTTATCAATTGCCGCGATCGTGTAACCTTGTTCGTCCGCGTAAACTTTTTGACCTTTTGAATTGGTTCCAATGCGACCATTGGGAACATTTTTTTTGTGCCATTCCTCCATTTTTTCGGTGGCGATCTTGAATTCGTCGTCGTATGAACGACCAATGATTGTTTGTCCTTTCCCTACTTTGACCAAACAACATTTGTTGTCAATTCCACACGCGCCGCCGACACCCTTTCCCAATTTGAAAACATTGTATTTGTTGATCTTGGGTTTGTTGTCGAACAATTTGGATTTGGATTGTGGATTGGTTGCCTCGGTTGCGGAAACCAAACCCGAAATCGTGTTGAACTCTGCGGCGATTTCCGCGGCCCCGTCTTGGTCGGCGATCAAATCAAAAAACGCTTTGTTGATTTGTGGCGATTGGGACGAAATGAAATATTCGTCATTCAATTGTTTTTTGGCCACCGCTTGGTCGAATTCCTTTTGGGTCGTTTTATTGTCCTTTTTTACCTCTGCGATTTGATCGTCAACCTTGGTTGTTTGTTTTTCCTCGGTTTTTTCCGCCTCCATTCCCAATTGTTCGCGTTGTGATTTGGTCAATTTGAACGGGATCGCCGAATGTCTGCAATTGTAACCGCCACGAAACACCGCGAAATTTTCCGCGTTCGTTCCTGGGATCATTCCCGTCCCGTTTGATGTGGCCCAATTCAACTCGTTGTTCAACTCGGATTTTTGGATCACCCGCATGTTGACCCAACGACGACATTGGGGACGTGAATCGTCGATCAACGAACCGACGTATCGAAACGCGTCCAATCCGAATTCCTCCGCGATCTTGGCGTTGACTTGGCCGTCGTATTGGTTCAACGCGTCCCGACTAACTTGTTTCACATAACGGGACAACAAACCGTCCACATTGGGATTTCCCAAAATGTACGTTGTCAAATATTTTTCCAAATCGGTGATCGATGTTCCCGCCACCACATTTT